CAGTGTTACATTGTAACGCTTCTTTGCTTCTATATTTCCTTACACGAGCTGCGCTTGTACTCTCAGAACCCGTCATTTTAGCGCATTCCGACAGTGAATATTCGGTTTCGTCAATCAGCTGCATGAGATCCTGCTGAATCAAAAACATAACCGTCACTCTTACATTTTCAACTTCTTCGTCCAGGTCCAAGGCAAGCTCGTCATAGAATGTTGCTTCTACTCCTTCGAAGTAAAGTCTTCCATCCTGTTTCATTGCAACAAGAAGCATTTTCAGGTAAATAATTGTGTAGGTGTCTCCTCCGGCAATCTTCCTGAGCTTTTTGATAGCCTTCTGACGGAAAAATCCGTCAGGAAGCTTTAACCAATAATATCTTTTCGCCATAAGTTCCTCCGCTTAGTAGATTACTTTTGAGCCATCATCTGTTTTAATTACTGTCACAGCCTGGCCAAATCTCGCTTTCATGGCATCGTCATGAGTGATTGCCATAATCTTCACATCGGAATACCGATTACGGATCGTCTCAAGGGCATCTACATAAGCCTGTGCGCCCTCATCATCAAGGAATGGTGGTTCATCAATAAAGAGCATTCCAAGCTGTATTCCTGCCGCTGTTGCCTTGATCTCGGACAGTGCAAGGATAACGGCAAGAGAAGCTTTTACCTTCTCGCCTCCGCTCTTGGAAGCATATGGAAGAGTTGTCTTGCCATATTCGTTGATCAGAACATCCAGCGTTGCCTTGTCTCCGTCCTTTCCTTTGACGGTGCGCTCCATCACAAATTCCACTCCCATCGTTCCACCAGTCATCTGGCCGAGAATATTGTTCGTAGTATCTGTGATATGAGGAATGATGTTCCTGATGATCTGGTGCGGAACTCCGTCCTGTGAAAATGCCTGCTTTAATGCTTCGTAACAGTCCGCTCTGCCAGCGGTTACAGCAATTCCATTATTCAGCATGGAGATTTCGTCTCGCATGGTATCGATATTTTCCAGGCGTTCAAGGAGTACTCCCTTCTGGATCTGCAGTTCTCCAAGAGTTTCCTTGTTACTGCGAATCCGCCTGTCTGTTTCTTCCACCATATTGGTCGAAAATGTTTCCTTCATTTTTTCCAACATGGTATCCATACCAGTAAGCTGAGAAGAGAGAATGAATTTTCTGTCAGTAAGTCTTTCTCTCTCTTTTTCCATGCTTTCAATCCTTTCAAGAACATGCTGCTTTCTTTCTTCGTAAACAGGAAGTTCTTTTTCCTGTTCTACATAAGTCTGCAGATGAGCCATCTGCTGTTTGATCTGTTCCTGTCTGCCAACTGATTCCGACAATTCATTAACTATTTCCGTTATCTCAGAAGCCTTTGATTTGACCTGTAGCAGATTCTCCTCGCACTGCCCTATATTTTTATCGTTCGATTCCTTTTCGGCCTCTAAACGGGCAATTTCGAGTTTGTTCTGCTCCACAGCTTTCTTTATGCGTTCATATTTGGAAAGTTCTGTTACAGATGCGGTCAGAATAGCGAGGCGTTTAGAATCGTATCCTATTCTTTCAATCTCTTCCTGCTTGTCGGCTATTTTTTTGTCGCGTTCAGATGTTAATATCTCAATCTCTTCCTCGCATTTTTTTAGATTGTCCAGCTCAACCGGAAGGCTTTTGACATCTTCGACTGCTTTCGACAGGAATCTGCAGCTTGCACTTTCAATATCCGGGCACCCAGAATTCTTCATGAATTCTTCCTGCTGTCTTATCTCAATAATTCTTTTCTGTCGATAATCCCGTCGGTTTTCCGCTCCTGATATCTTCTGCGAATAGGATGAATCAATTTCGTGCAATTCGTTTTGAGCCGTAGAATACAGGTATCTTTTTTCCTGCTGGTGTTCGATTTCTTCCCTTTGCTTTGCCAGTGTGTCAAGGCTTTCTTCCAGATCGTCTGGAATCTTAAATGTCAACTGTGAAATCTGATTGCGTATCTGGTCGTTTCGGAACTTGCTCTTATCAATAAGTCTCTGGTAACGGTCAGCCTCTTCGGTGTAACCGTTCAATGTCTCTTTGGCATTTTTGTATTTAATAACGTCCTTTTCTACGCCAGAAAGCTGCAAAGATAATTCTGAATGCTGTTTTGCTTTTTCCCGTATCACATCCGCCATTTCCAAAAGGTTATTGCACGCTGTCAGCGTCTGCTTTGAATATTTCAGGTCATGTTCCATGGTACTGCATTCCTCAGAACATTCTTTTAATTCACTTCTCGCTTTTTCGCTTTCTTTCTCTGCCTCAGATATTTTTTCCTGACGTTCGAGCAGTTTTCTTCTGGATTCATCCAGATTTTCAAGTTCTTCCCGCTTTTTATGAATATCTTTTTCTACTGTCTCCAGTTCTTCCTCTGGATTTCCCTGAGCCTTAATGAAGTCAGTCTTGATCCGAACGGCTTCTTTTTTAGAAGCAAGCTCCTTTCTTGCATCCGCAAGCTTCTTTCTTGCATCCAGTTCCATTACTCCATAGATTCCAAGCCCGAGTAGATTTCCAAGGATAGCAATACGTTCATCTTTCTTCGCCTGCAAGAATAATCCATACTGGTCCTGCATGATCAATGCGCAGCTGCGAAATGTCATGCTGTCCATACCAAGAAGCTTCTCGATTTTAGCCTGTGTGTCAATGATTCTTTCCTTGGACAGATTCATCCAGTCAGCACTTTCTTCCTGATACTGTGACAAGTTCAGTGTTGGTTTTCCGGATTTTGTTCTGGTGCGGACTACCCGGAATCGTTTCTCTCCGATGTCGAAAATAAATTCTATGGAACCGCTTCTTGCATCCTCTGTACCTCGGATCCACGCCTTGCAGTCTCCCTCACGGGTTTCTTCAAACAGGCAATCCACAATAGCATCCATGAAAAGGCTGCTCTTTCCTGCACCGTTTGCTCCATTGATCGTGCAAAATGAAATGTCTGAAAAATCAAAACTTTCTTCCTTGTAGTTTCTGTAATTCCTTACCGAAATAGATACCGGCTTAAACACACCGTGAATCTCTGCAGTGGTACTCTGTTTCATGGCTTCTGCTATGATTGGCTCGGCAAGCTCCACGATTTTGTCTGGATTCTTAAATGTCTTTTCCTCCAACCATTTTTTCAGATTCAACCTTGGGTCGCTTTCCTCCGAGAGAAGCCCGCGGTTCGTGATGTCAATAGTGCTTTCTGCTTCAATATCTGCCACATAGAATGCACCAAGCTCATACAGGTTCTTTTGCAGTAGCGGAATGTTGAGCGCCTTTTTCTGCTCAGATGTGCAGGAATACCGCACCCGGACTATCTTATCCGTCACATCTTCTGAAATGCCTGTTCTGTGAAGATACATAGCTCCTTCACGGATATAGTCGCCAGCTTCATCAGGATCCCAGGTGATAGTGTGGAACTGTCTGTATGGGGTAGTGCATTTTTGTCCTTTTACCAGAGTGCCTTTCTCATTAAATTCATGAATCCAGAATCCACGATCCTGTCCTTCATCATTAAAATTCATTGCATTGATCGCTCCGGAATAGAATACATTGTCAAGTCCTTCAATGATTTGCGGGCGATGGATATGGCCAAGAAGCACCGCCTCATATCTTGCGGCCATTAAAGCTTCTCTTGGAATGACCGGCTCAAAGTTTGTGAAGAAGGAGGTCTGCCCTGATTCCATGTTGCAACCAGGAACCGTATAATGCGCCATGAGAATCGGTGTCTTTTCACACTCTGCTCTCAATGCAAAAACCATATCTGAAATATATTTCGTCCATGCAAGATTTTCTTCGTCTGCAGATAAACCAGGGAATTTTGCTCTGAACTCCTGTTTGTCAAATCCCGGCAGGCAGGCAATGTCTGCCCATGGGGTCTTTATTACTCCTGGTTCTGTAACAACATCTACATTTCTAATATTAAGCAGCATCCGTTCAAGAACTCTAAACTGAGCAGCTCCATCGTGATTTGGAGTGCCTCGCATCACGATCACATACTTCGAAAAATGTGCTAATGATGTAATGATGTTCGTTGCCGTAATCATTTCGTCTGAATACCTCACGGGGCCAACCTGTTCCTGATGAAAGATATCTCCTGATACACAAACGATATCCGGTTTCTCTTCTATAGCTACCTGTACCATATATTCCAAACATTTTACTGTATCCTGCGAACGGAGATTTACTCCGTCCACTACAGGTCCTTTAAACTGGCCAATATGCCAGTCAGCAGTATGAAGTATTTTCATTTGCTCATCTCCTTTACTGTTGCCTTCATTGCTGTGATCATGTTCTTTAATTCCGTTTCTAAAAGTGAAAAGTTCTCCTCGCTAATTCCGCAGAATTCAACGCCATCATCTCCCATCTTTTCTCCGATAAAGAGAATATTTCCAACAATGGGGCATCCATGTTTATCAAACTCGTAAAGATAACTTCCGATCAGATTTGCTTTGTTCGGCTTCAGTCTTCCCTCTTCATCGATCAGCATACTCACACACTTCCCTGGTTCTTTAACAGGGCTGGATGGCATTTTCAGTTCTGTGTATAATCTCTTTGGCATTACATGTTCTACAAGGTCACAGCCGTTTCCGATAAGTTCACACAGAGCTTTGTTATGTTCCCGGATGGTGCCGGATGGAAATTCATGTACTGACATTTCCAATTCTGTTGATACCTTTATTATTTTCATCTGCGCCCGCCTCCTCTCTGGCATTTAATGCAAAGTGGCTCTCCGAATTTATTGATTGAATATTCGTAAACCCTTTCATTTATGACCTCACCGCATCTGGAACACTGGAAATCTGCCGATCTATCCGGCTCTGGTTCTGGCTCCGGTTCGGGAGCGATATCCGGCTCCTGCATTGGTGGATAATCATCTTCGTTTTCTGTATCCGAAGCATATGCTGGATTATTCAGATCATCCTGAGTAAATACTGTGCTTTCAGATTCGAAATCCACGCTCTTAACTGCTATCTGTGGTGTACCAAACATATTGTTCACGGAGTTCATGCCTTGTGTCAGCATTGCCTGTCTGACCTGTGGATCCGAGAAATCAGGTGAAAATATAACTGTTGGGATAGCGAAATTCTTCTGCAATTCCGCCTTTGTGTATGTGCCTTTTACACCAAGCAGAGCTCTTATAACACGAAGCTTCGCACCGGTCATAGCTTTTTCAGCCCAGGTCTTTTTCAGCAGTGCCATGTTTACCATGACGGAGCGATCAATGTATCTGTCTCTATCTTCTTTCGCAACCACAAAGGCCTGACATTTCTTCCCCCATTTATTCTTGGATTCCACCCATTGTCCAGAAAAGATTTCCGCAGCTGCCTGTGCCTGTTTTTCATCAGTAATGCCTTTTGTGGCTTTGTCAGCAAACTCAATGCGGTATTTCTCTTCTTCATCTTCCAGACAGATCACCTTCTGGTCAGTTTCTGTTCTGGCTGTTCCGTCAGCCTTGCGCATAGCTCCCTGAGCCTGTGCTCGATATGTAACCCGGTCGATACGCTCACCATATGTTTCCTTTGGATTGAACTGGATACCGGCTGCCATAGCCATTTTGTTGAGCAAAGGCTTAGATAAAGAAAACACATCTTCCCAGATGTCTTTTCCTTTCTCATCCTGCTTACCTGTCTTAACTGAACCAACCTTGAAAATATCTCCGCTGTTCTCACCCAGATCGACTGGAACCTCTTCTACATGGAATTTGTAGAATGGATTGAGCTGCACGTCCGTTGCTGTAGGAACCAGCAGATTGTAATTTTTGTATGCCGTGATAACTTCCGGCAAGCTTCCTAAAACATCTTTCATCTACTTGATAACCTCCTATTTTTGTGATAAAATGACGATGACTTTAAAAACAAAGGGGCGATAACCTGTTTTTAAAAGTTCTGACTGGTCTTGGATAGGATCGTGGGTGCCGTCTACACTCCGCTTTCCCCTTATTATCCAAGACCTTTTTAATGTTCATCACCTCCTATAAACCAATTCAGAAACCCAAACAGTGCGATGCCGAATATTCCAACAAAAACTATTTCTGAGCCAATTTCATAGCTTCCTCTTTCAAGATAAAGCTTATTTGAAAGCATATTGTAAAGAATCGTGCTTGCCAGGACTGGAAGTGCATACTTCAAAGTTCTTGCAATAAAAAGGATTCTCTTTCTCACTTTCTCTTTCTTTTTGCGGATGTAGTATTTCTCATATTCTGCCTCATTGAATTCTCGCACCACGGACAGATATACCCTTGTTTTGGAATCTTCTGTGATATACTTATATTCCATGTCTTTGCACATATCTGGCACCTTGCATACATTCATTTCCTTGCCTCCTTGTCAATGAGAATCAATTCCTTTGCGATAACGCTCTGCAATGCCATTCTGTCCATTTCGTGCCAGCTGATTGGCACCGAGCTGTTATCCATTGCATTCAGGATCCGCTCTGCGGCCTGATGATATTTTTCAAGATCTTTTGGTGTTAACATCTTT